TCATTGGCGATAATTTTATTAGATAAAGGCTACATGAAGCATGGAATTGCAGAACAAAACAGGGTTCGCCCGACTGTCGCCTGAAGACAGGCAAAGAATTGCGTCACTTGGCGGCAAAACGGGCGATCGTAACAAGTTTACGACCGAATCAGCATCTGAGGCAGGCAAGAAAGGTGGGAAGTCAAAGAACCCAAATAAGGGATTTGGTACCACCAGAAAGAAGAAGACAGATGACTGAGGAAACCAAGAAATTAACCCGCAAGGAGCGTAGCGCCAAGAATAGGGCTGAACATAAGGCCAAGGTGGAGAAGGCTAAAATTGTTGGGTTAAATATTACCGAAAATCATTTTAGGGATGACGTGGAGACCCGATCGGTTGGCCGACCAGAAGCCATTACGCCTGAAATGAAGGAAGAGATATTGGAACTGATAGCCAGTAACTACTTCGTGATGGAGATCGCTGATAAGTTAAAGATTAGCCGCAGGACAATCTTGCGCCACGTACGCAAAGACCCTGAGTTTCAACGGGAGTGGAATGTAGCCCGTGAGGCCAGTGCTGAGTTTATGGTTGAGCGAATGATTATGATTGCGCTGGGGCGTGACCCTTGGGTTGAGGGAATGCCAGTCGATGAGCGCCGTTTGGTGTTAGACACCATCAAGTGGATTGCAGGTAAAATCCTGTGGCGCGTATATGGGGACAAGCAGAACCAAGTGAATGTGACGGGCTTGCCAGGAGCAATTGTCAATGTCGGGTCGCAAATAATTGATGTGGAACTTCCAGAAGATGTGGAGGCTGCATTGCTTGAAGCACTTGATAATGTTGAATATGAAGTAATTGATCAGGAATGATGTGTTAGATTTTTGGAATAAAAAAGTTGAAGATAGTTGTTGACGCGAATCATTGTTGTGCTTATACGTAATTCATCGGCAACGGCCTGCGGGCAATCAAAGGGGATAGGCATGAAAAAAGCGTTCTGTGTATTTCGTATCAAAAACGGCGTTCGGTTTAGAGCATTGGCAATTTGGGATGAAAATGACGATGTTGAACACATACCCTACAAGACGCGCAAACAAGCCGTTCAAATTGCGTGGGACCACGGCATAGTTAAAATTAAAAATCTTGAAGAATATCATCCATCAAAGTGAGGATAGAACAATGACCATTGATGAACAGGTAGAAGCCTTGCAAGATGAATTTTCCGTATTGTGGGAAAAGGCAATGGAACTCAACAATCATAGGGAGCGCAATGCTCTTGAAGCCCTCAAAGCGGTAGTTAAAGACGCTGAAGAAATGGTAGATACCTTAGAAGAAGACCGTTGGACGTCTCAGTTTGACGCCAACTGGGATCGCATTGCAGATAACCATTGAGGGAAAACCAATGAACAACAACATCAGGTGGCTAGGGCCATATAAGTCTACAGAACGTCACGCGGATGATGCGACGGTTGCGGAGTTAGTTAGGCTCCGCACTTTATCTGATAAGTATCGTGAGGCACTTATCCGTATTACAAAAGCGCAGTATAATGCGGATGCTAAAGATATTGCTAATGATGCGTTGGAAGAAGGCTATAAGGCAGTAGCGGACAGGTGATAATAATATGTGTGTAAGGTCTAGTAATGTTTCGCCAAGGGAAAAGAAGCAAATGGTAACGAACAAGTTGTGGGATGGCGCAAAGCCTGAGTTGTTGCAAGAAACCAAGGGAGTGGACGCGGCTGACGAACTGGTGTTCCTGAACCGTGAAATCCGCAAGTTAAGAGCATCATGTGAGCAGTATCGTGACAAAATAAAAACTTATGAAGACCGTTATGATGGATACCGTCATTTTTTATATAATCTTCGTACAAAAGCGCGAAAGATGGATTGGTCGCCGACAACTGATGAAATTATTACATTAATTGAAGAAGAACTGTTTGAAGAAGAGAGGAATTGTTAAAATGGCAATTAAGTTTACACCAGTGACGTTAGATGCGCCGCAGAACGGGATTATAAAAGTTACGGGAACCCAATCAGTAGGAAAGGCAAAGGCAAAGGCAGTAAAGCGTTTACAGAAAAATGGTTTAATAAGCGCAACCATGTCGAAAGAAAAGCCAAAGGTTACATTGCCAAAGTTTTCGTGGGATCAATAAATAGTTTTGTAATGTTATAACATTACATTTGTGTCCCATAAACGCATACGCGCGCGGTATCTGGATACCACAACAGGGAGTTTGAAATGTCTGATGTTCTGATGTTGCCCAACAAAAATTACGAACGTAGGGCATGGGATCATTACGAAACCCCTGTTTGGTGTACTGAGGTTTTATTGAAACATGAGGATTTTACCCGCGTCTGGGAGCCAGCGGCGGGCAAGGGCGCAATATCAAACGTGTTGAAGGCGGCTGAGGTCGATGTATATAGTTCCGATATACAAGACTACGGCTTTGGCTACGATGTGAAGGATTTCTTGCTGACCTGGGAGAATGACGGGCGCGATATTGTTACGAACCCGCCATTTGCTGAGGATTTGGCTGATGAGTTTATTAATCATGCATTGCTGCTCACCAAAAACTTTGGCGGCAGGGTTGCATTCCTTCTGAGGAATGAGTTTGACTGCGCCAGTAGCCGTCAAAACCTATTTGATGTGAAATCCCCATTTGCCGCCAAGATTGTGCTGACCAGGCGTCCTAAGTGGATTGCTGGGACAAAGGGGTCGCCAAGGCATAATTACGCGTGGTACATTTGGGACTGGCAATGGAATAAGTACCCCGCGATTGTTTATGATCAATGAATGAGCACATCTTACGCATTAAAGCGACTGATGCCATTAAACGCATTACTGGCAGTGATGCACCAGTTGATGTAAAAGCATCAAAGGCAGCAATACTAAAGCGTAAGCATCGTAGAGAACTTGAACAATCATTATATGAGTTTACGCAATACGCGTGGTCTGTTATTGACCCCGCTCCGTTTATTGGCGGTGGCTTTGCCATGCAGGCAGTGTGCGATCACCTGCAATCCTGCGTAGATGGGCATATCCGCAATCTAATTATTAACATCCCGCCCCGCTTTAGTAAGTCAACACTGTGCGGCGTCTTGTTTCCTGCGTGGGTATTCGCCCAGCGCAACAATACGCCCACGTCAGGACATGGCGTACAGTTTCTTCACGCGTCGTATAGCCAGACATTGGCATTGCAAGATTCGTTAAAGTGCCGCCGCTTGTTGGAAAGCGATTGGTATGGCTCATTATGGGGCGATCGAGTTCAGGTTGCTGGTGATCAGAATACTAAAAGTCAGTTCGACTTAGTCTCTGGCGGCAGACGCATGACAACATCCGTAGGCGGTTCAACGACTGGTCTCGGTGGTCAGTTTCTAATCTGCGACGATCCCAATAATGCTAGAGAAAGCAATTCTGAGGCTGTGCTTATGTCTACCATAGAGTGGTGGGACATGGCGTGGTCTACCCGTTTGAACGACCCAAAGACGGGCTGCCGTGTTGTGGTTCAGCAGCGGTTGAATGAGCGGGACATCACCGGACACATTTTGTCGCAGGACATTGGCAATTGGACGCATTTGATGCTGCCAATGGAATTTGAGCCAAACCGCCGCATCTACACCGTGCTCGTCCCCGCTAAGGCTAATGATGGGGAGAACGATATTGTCTGGACTGATCCACGCATTGAGGAAGGCGAATTGCTTTGGCCTGAGCGGTTTGGTCCAACAGAAGTTAATGAACTAAAAGGGCGTCTTGGCCCATATGGCACGGCTGGGCAATTGCAAATGCGTCCTCAGCCAGCAGGTGGCGGAATTATCCAGCGGACGTGGTGGGAGCCATTTGAGGGCGACGTGTTCCCCGACATGGAAATTAACATTGGCTCGCTCGACCTAGCCTACACAACAAAGAAGGAAAACGACTTCTCAGCCATGACCTGCTGGGGAGTGTGGCGCGATACGGGTACGTCTACCGCCATTGTTAATCGGGACCACCAAGGAACTGTTACGTCCCGCATACAAAAGTCAGATCAGGGCGCAGAAGTGCCGAAGATTATGCTGACCAATGCGTGGAAGGATCGGCTTGAGTTTCATCAATTGGTTGAGAAAGTCATCCAGACCGCTAGGCAGTCCAAGTTGGATATATTGCTTGTTGAAGCCAAAGGCCCAGGCATATCGGTGGCGCAAGAGATCAGGCGTCTTGTTGGTATTGAGGAATTTTCAGTCCGTGAGATAAGTCCGAATGATTTGGACAAAGTTGCCCGTTTATATGCGGTGCAACATTTGTTTGCTGAGGGATTGGTATACGCGCCGACAAAGGTGGGCGATCCCGATACGTTTCGGCTGTGGGCTGACATGGTGATTACGGAAGTTGAGTCCTTTCCAAAAGGTGTCCATGATGACTTGGTTGACACGGTGAGCCAAGCAATTAACTTTATGCGAAAGCAGGGCATGATCCAGCGTGGCGTTGAAAGAACTTATGAATTGAGTGAAAGCCAAAAATTTGTTGGGAATTACGGCGATGTTCCATTGTATCCGTCGTAAAGCGTAGTTATTGTAATTGCTCCATTGATAGGAGTAATATACGTGGATAAGTATAAAATTAATAAAAACGTGCCGATGCCTAAACCGTCACAATTGTCGTCTATGTTTCCTTGGGATGACATGGAGGTGGGTGATAGTTTCTTTGTGCCTCACAATGACGTACAGTCTAGCAGTAGCATTAGGCAAACTGTGTATGCATCAAATCGTCGTCGTAAGCCAAAGTTTTACCGTGTTGTCTGGGATGACGAAGGTGTAGAACTTGGTTATCGTGTATTTCGTGTAAAGTGAGGCGATCATGGGAAGTCATATCTGGCGCATTATTTTAAAAAATGGTGGTATGCTTGAGGTAATTGCCGATCGTTGTTCTGTTGAAGAAGGCGGCGCGCGGTTTTATCGCAATGATAAGCAAAGCACTGAATTTGGTTGGGATGATCATTTGGTTGGGTTTATTCCGTTTGATCGCATCTTCTCAATTGTTATTGCTGATGAAGGTGAAATCTTCCAGGAGGTTAGACAAGGAGAATGATGAACACGAGGCAGGTCATCATAGACCCAGATTTGGAAATCCAATATCAATCGGTGCTTAATCGGCTTCATGATGACTTGCTGGCGGCAAACATGAGGGCCAATTGGGCAATTGATGAAATTGGCAAATACATCAAAGAAATTGAGTTTTTAAAATTAGAACTCAAACGTGAACAAATGCATAAACAAACTGATAACTGAATACCCATACGGAGGTTCTTCCCTGCATCCGCGACGACAACGGGCAAGCGAACATGGCGCTACAAGGTAGGGTTCAGTTTCCAGTATGGGTTTGGGTAATTTGCTGTGAAACCCTACAAGTCGTCACTTTAACATTAACTGAGAACAACATGACACTTGATCTTAACGAACATATGGAAAAGAAAAGCCAAGAACGCAGGGCTAAAGCCTACGATGCGATTGGTGAAGTAGTTAACGGAATGACAATATTGGATGTGTTGAGAATATTGTCCGCGTTTTCATTAGCAGTCTTGAACGAAATGGATGACCCAGAACGCAGCGAAGCAGTAAAAAC